CCGACTTCAAGTCGGAATTTCTTGACTGAACTGGCTTCTCTACGCCTAATAAGAGTAGAGGCACCAGGACCCCAGTCAGGTCTTGCAAAGAACTCGTCAGCTTCATAGTCGCCAAGTAGCTTATCAATTTTACGAATGACTGCATTGTGCAGCCAAACGGCGCGACCCTTGAATAAGGGGTCACGAGATAAGTCGCGAAAGCGAGAATTAGTCTGCTTACAAAGAAGTTCAAATTTATCGAACTTCTCAAGAGCAACCTCGTCTAAATCATAGTCAAGGGTTAACCCCTCGAATTTTGATAGAAACTTGGTCGCACTGTAAGCAGAGCGAAGGTCTACTAGTGTATTGTAGTCCTTGGGGTTGAACTCAATTTTAGCTAACTGCTCATGCTCATTGTATTTATAGAGCATGAACACTGCTAAACTACGAGGACAATCCAGTGCTGACAAGTACTCTGCAATAACCGAGGATTCAAGCCCCTCGGGAACGCGATAGCTCGAGATTCCTTTATGGAATCTGCCACCGTGCTTCTTAGAAGACATGGCGAAACTCCCAGAGTTAGACCTGCCGAACGTCTACTTGTTAGTAAACGTTTTCGAAGGTGGTAACTGCAGCTTCGAGCGGCGACCCAGTAGAATCAGTGGGCACGCCGTCCGACGCAGTCACCAACTGCGCGAACAGAGTAGATGCCCTGGAAAAGAGCGTTTGACGCTCTAACAGGGTACTCCGTTCTGGCAGGAAGAACTCTCCGATAAAGGTGCAATCATACGCTTTCGTCGGAGCCGGGTTAATCCCGGTCATCGTAGAGGCGCTGGTTGTCTCCATCGTCGGGAGAACGAGCTTGACTGTGCACCTGTACACCCGACTCGCCTTGGTAGGCGGACGAAGTGAGAGGGTCAGTCTGGGGTAGGCAATAGCGTATCCTACGCTACGATCTACCCACGACGCGACACCCTGAGGGGAAATCCCTTCGGGGCTCATCGTAGAGTCGACACCGACCGTAGCGCTCGTCGTAAGACGAGCAAGCGTATGGTTGATGATGCCGCTCAACTTCACAGCCGCTAATGCGGACATGTAAGTACTTCCTTTCTAAGAAAGAAACCATTAGTCTCGCTACTTAAACGCTTGCGCTAACAACGCGATTGCGTTAACTGCCCGACTCTTGAGGTATTCACCTTCCTTAGTAAGGAGAGGGGAACCACCAGCAATTCCAGCGGAATTAAACGAAGGTATAATCGGCGAAGGCCAGCTCGAAAGAGCAGCCCTTGCCAACTTTATTTCGTTCCACTGGAAATTGGCTTCAAGGTTGACGTTAACGGTCGGATTGATTTGCGAAACGCCGTGGTAGCTAATGGCGGAATCCATTTTGATCCTCGTAAACGTGGTTTTGGAACCACCCAAGAAAGTGAACCCTTTCCAGGCACCAAGTGCCTCAAGGTAATCACCAATTGGAAGGAACCAATCAGCTACGAAGCTAAATGGAAGTAACTCCCATCCGAGAGCGACGGGGTTTGTGAAACCGGTTTGAGCAAACAAAGCCAGTAAAGGATTGTCCATCCGCATCCTGATAACATACTTCACTGAGGTTTGAACAGTGTGCGTTGTTTTGCCACTGTTACTAAACCCAATGATGCTATTACCAGGAGGGTAGGTAGAATCCTCAAACTGTCTCTGCGCTCTCGCCGAACCGCGCACCTTTTGGACAAAGTCAGTGGAAGAACTAATGTTCCCCATGACCTTAAGGAAGCCTTCAATGTCAGAGAGGAGGGGTTTCCACCCGTATTGGAGCTGAAGCCAGTTTTGGGCTACAGATTTACCAATACTGGGGTTACCCTTCGGACCCTGCCATTTGGGGCTAACTTGTCCTGCACCAAGAGCGGCAACTGCACCGGGGATGTTAAACCGTTTCAGTTGACGTAGACTCGACGCAATCTTAGTAGCATTACCAAAGATTAGCGCAGAGAGCTGACTCACTTGAGCGATATTCT